CTCCATACGCATAAATATATTATAATAAATGGAGTAATTTAATGCCAAGCATAATAAGAGACATAGCAGATATTCTGGGTATAACCGAAGCCGCTAATCCAACAAAGGCAGTTCTTACATCTGCTGCTGATGGAAGTGGATTAGTTGTATATGCTACGCCAAATTTGTTACCAACATCAGGATTTACAGCAGGTGACCAAGCATTTGTAACTAGTAATAAAAAACTTTATATCAGTACCGCTACTGGTTGGTATGCAGTTGCTACAGCAAATCTAGATCCAGTGATCACAGATAATGGACTAGATACTGAACTTGTAACAGGTGGTAGTAATGTAGATGTCGTATTATCTGCGACTGATCCGGAAGGATTACCATTAACTTGGACATATGAAGTTACTTCTGGTTCTATAGGTGGTACCACTGTATCACAAGTTGATAATGTATTCACATTCACACCTTCTAGCAATGTAGCAGATGAAGGTACATTTAATGTTACATTTACTGCAGATGATGGTATTAATACTAGCAATGTAGTAAAAACATTTAATTTATCAAACGATCCACCTGTGATTGGATCATATACTTCTAGTTATGATTTTGCAACTGATGGAACTCCAATTATTTTAACATTAACTGCAACAGATCCAGAAGGTCAAGATATCACTTGGTCTTACAATGTCACATCTGGAAGTCTAGGTAGTACCGCAACTGTTTCACAGGCAGATAATGTCTTTACAATAACACCTTCAACTAATAGTAGCAATGGTGGTGAATTTACATTGACATTCATTGCCAGTGATGGAACTAATAGTGATACCGCTGCAATTGCATTTAGCCTATCTTTTGGTCCCACTGAAACCAAAATACAATCATCTGATATACAAGCAAGCGATGAATTTGGTTATTCCGTTGCTATATCTAATGATGGTAATTATGCTATCGTTGGTGCATGGAAAGAAGCCGCTATGGGCACAGATGCCGGTGCAGCATACATCTTTGTAAGATCAGGATCCACCTGGACACAACAACAAAAACTAGTTGGTGCCGATGGCGCTAGCGGATTGTTTGGTATTTCGGTTGCAATAGACCTTAATGGTGATACTGTTATTGTTGGCTGTCCGGGCGCTGATTCGTCCCGAGGTGCAGCTTATGTATTTACAAGATCAGGATCCACCTGGACACAACAACAAAGACTAACTCATTTCATTTCTGGTTACAATGTTAATGCACAAGCAAATGATCAATTTGGTTGGTCAGTATCAATAAGTCACTCTGGTACGCGGGCTGTTATCGGAGCACGTTATCAAGATGTTTCTTTTGCTAATGATGGTTCAGCATTTATCTTTTACCTATCCAGTGGTACTTGGTCTCCTGAGTGGAGATTAAGCAATACTGACCGACAAGCGCAGGATGAATTTGGATATTCAGTAGCAATAGATGGCAATGGCAGTTACGCTATTGTTGGTGCAATTCGTGAAGATACTAATGGCGATGCTGCCGGTGCAGTATATATCTTTGCAAGATCTGGAACATCTTGGTCACAACAAGCAAAAATACAATCATCTGATATACAAATAGGTGATAAATTTGGCTCTGCAGTTTCAATCAATCAAGATGGTACTTATGCTATTATTGGCACGGGGGAAGAAGATGGCGGCGCAGGTGACCCAATATCTAATGCTGGTGCTGCTTATGTCTTTACAAGGTCTGGTTCTACTTGGACACAACAACAAAAACTAGTATCATCTGATTTACAAGCAGGTGACCGGTTTGGTCAGTATGGAGTTTCAATTAGTTCTACTGCTAGTCATGTCATAATTGGTGCACAATATGAGGATACCGGTGGAAGTAATGCAGGTGCAGCATACATCTTTACAAGATCAGGTTCTACTTGGACCCAACAACAAAAGATACAATCATCCGATATACAAGCAGGTGATTATTTTGGTTTGTCAGCATCAATAAATTCTAATGGTACTTATTATATTATTGGTGGGCCTCGTGAAGATACGGGTGGGACTAGTGCAGGTGCAGCATACATCTATGACGCAAGTTAATAAGATTATCTTAACAGTTTACTTTTGCCCATCTTTATGATATAATATATAATAATGAATGGAGTATATTATGATTGACTTGAAAAGTATCCACGAAATGTGGGCAAAAGATTGTGCTATTGATACCAATGAACTTGATAAATCTTCTCGAGAACAACCAATCCTACATGCAAAATACCTAGAGCTTTTATCAACATATAAGCTTCAATTAAAGCGCGCAGAGTTTGCACAGAAATCCCTCTTAAAAGATAAATGGCTCTGGTATAATGGTAAGATGGATCATGCCGAAATAATTGAAAAAGGTTGGAATCCAGATCCCTTTAATGGACTGAAAGTTCTGAAAGGTGAAATGGAGTACTATTACGATAGCGACCCAGAAATTCAGAGATCCGAGGAAAAAATAGAATATTATAAGAATGTTATAGATACACTAGAGAATATTATCAATAATATCAATTGGCGACACCAAACCATTTCGAATATTATAAAATGGAAGCAGTTTGAGGCTGGTTTTTAAAAATGCCGATTGTTGCGTAAAGTTAAGGTAACCATAAACTAAAAATGGAAACAATCAAAGTAACGAAGATTAATCATGCTAATCTTCATATACAATGTGAGAGTGGTACTGCCCAGGAATTAAATGAATTCTTTTCATTTTATGTACCCGGATATAAATTTATGCCGGCTTTTCGCAATAGGATGTGGGATGGAAAGATTCGATTGTTCACAGTTATGTCAGGCGAATTGCCAGCCGGACTTTATGAACACCTCTTACAATTTGCCGAACAAAGAGAATACGAAGTAGAGACCATCCAATCTGCATATGGTAAACCAGACGATTATAATAAATTTGACATAAAAGAACTTTATGATTATATCTTAACCCTAGGCATGCCATATGAGATTAGAGACTATCAGTTTGATGCAGTATCAACTGGTATCCATAGAAAACGTGGCATTCTCTTATCACCAACCGGCTCTGGTAAATCTCTTATCATTTATGCTCTGATGAGATGGTATTTGGAAAACTATGATAAGATGGTACTTGTGATTGTACCTACGACATCATTGGTTGAGCAGATGTACGGCGATTTTAAAGACTACGGTTATGATGTCGATAATGAAGTCCATAGAATCTATTCTGGTAAAGATAAGACAACAATGAAACGAGTTGTTGTATCGACTTGGCAATCCATCTATAAGCTACCAAGAGCATGGTTTTCACATTTTGGTATGGTTATTGGTGATGAGTGCCATGGCTTTAAGTCAAAATCACTAATGTCGATTATGAATAAAGCATCAGAAGCAGAGTATCGTTTTGGTACAACCGGTACACTCGATGGAGCTCAAACTCATGAACTAGTACTTCAAGGTTTGTTTGGTAAAATATATCGTGTCACCACAACAAAATCCTTACAAGATAATAATACTCTAGCTCAATTAAAAATTAAACGAATTGTTCTTACATATGCAGACAGTGTGCGAAAAGAATTTGGTAAAAGAACCTATCAGGATGAAATTGACTTTATTGTAACAAATGAATACCGAAATAAGTTTATAAGAAATCTCGCGCTAGATCTAAACGGTAATACTTTGATCCTATATAACTATGTAGAAAAACATGGTAAACCTTTATTTAATCTAATCGAGGATGGTGCACATGAAGATCGCAAAGTATTTTTTGTATCTGGTGAGGTCGATACCTCCGACAGAGAAGCAATACGAGGAATTGTGGAAAAAAGCAAAAACGCAATCATTGTGGCTTCATTAGGTACGTTCTCAACAGGGATAAATATTAGGAACTTGCATAATATTATCTTTGCTTCGCCTAGTAAATCACAGATTAGAGTGTTACAGAGTATTGGTAGAGGCTTAAGAAAATCAGATAACAATGAAGCAACAACGTTGTATGATATATCAGATGATATAAGTTGGTTACAGAGAAAAAATTATTCATTATTGCATTCCTTTGAAAGGCTTAAAATGTACCAAAAAGAACAATTCGAATATAAAACCATTAAGCTAGAGATTAAATCATGAATGGCTCTTTTAGACAATTTAAATTAACTAATGGTGATGAAATGGTCTGTGAACTAATTGATGCAGATGAAGAAATTGCTGATATTATTGTTCGTCGTGCAATGAAAATTGTAACAACAGACGATCTGGAAGATAATGTAAGATATTACACATTAAAGCCTTGGATTTCATTCCAGGATGATTCGACTGATTTGGTATCATTAAATTCTGTACACATTATTAGTGAGTCAACACCATCGGCTACTATGATGGAACATTATGCAAAGGCATTGGCTGATGTTGATAAGTATAATGCAATTAAAGCGGCCGGGGTTTCTATTAATGATATCCATGATAAGATGTTAGAATTATCTGAGGAAGAAATGGAAAAATTTCTATCCCAAAAGTATGAAGAAATCAACGGGCCAGAACTAACCCAACAACAAGATTCTTCTGATGTCGGTAATATTATCAGATTTAACCCAAAAGGCACAGTTCATTAAATCTACTATTCCACCCTCCGGAAAACCATAGGTTTATTATAACACGTCTGGCTACTTTGTAAACCCCTAAAATAAATTAAATTTAGTTTTTAATTCAATATTTTTATGTTTACAAGAACAACAATTTATTATATAATAGTACATAATTAAAGGAGGCGACATGGCACGTTCAAAAAGAGCTAGCATACATTACGTTAATAACGCCGAGTTCTCTCAAGCTGTAGTAGAATATGTTACAGTAGTCCAAGAGGCCAAAAAACAAGATCAAAAACTTCCAGTCGTACCTGACTATATTGCTCAGTGTTTCTTACGAATCGCTGAAGGTTTGTCTCACAAATCTAATTTTATTCGCTATACATATCGCGA